CCCCCACGGATATATGCTCGAAGTCAAGAATCGGTCTGGAAACGCAGCCAAGCGTCATTTGCTGGTGGGTGCGTGTGTGGTTGATTCGGGTTACGATGGTGAAGTGTTTATTAACCTTCACAATGTAGGTACGAAGCCGCAGTTTATTGAAGGGGGAATGAAGATCGCACAGGTTGTTCTCATTCCGGTGGTTCACTTCAAGGCGATGGAGAACCGAGATGGTAATTTATACGATTACCCAATGACAATTTCCAATCGGGGCGATGGTGCCCTGGGGAGCACAGATGTCTGATATCGACGCGTTGTGTCAAACGCTTAAAGAAGATGTAAATTGGAACCCATTTTTTACTATTGTTAAACACATTGGCGATGATTTAAATGGCCGCAAAGATCGTTTTGACAAATCAGATGTGTTGGAAATGGCTTTAGAAGGGTGTTCAGATAAGTGCGTGAAATGGGTAGACGTTGTTGGGTGGGATCATGAAGTTCAACTTCATGATATGAAGTTGAATGTTGAAATGAAGTCACAAAAATTTTGCCTTTATACTAAAAAGGGCAATCTCAAGAAGAAGAGTTCCAGTATTAAAATTATGAATAGTTTGGGCGATGCTTCAAAAAGAAGTCGGAACGATGTTTTGAGGTTTGACAGCCTTTTAATTGTTGACACGGGAAATCCTTCTTCGTTTTCTTGCGCTCTCATTCAGAAAAGCGAGATAAAAGATACTTGGCTTGATTTCTCCAAAGACGGAGTGACATTACAGGCGCCTACATCGGCATTAACTTTTGTAAGAAGCCCTACAGACATTGAGATAGAAGAACGCAGTATTCAAAATTCTTATAAAGATCTTAAAGCACAAGCACAGAGGAAGTATTTTGAGCAATTTATTAAGGGTTAAAACCGTAGCATACAAAGGCAGTAAAAGGAAGTTGATTTCTCAGATTGCTGCTTTAGCCGAAGAGATTTCCGCTAAGTCAGTTTTTGATGGCTTTTCTGGAACTGGTATTGTTAGCGCAAATTTGCGACATTTGGGTCTTAAGGTTTGTGCTAATGATTTAAATATTTCTTCTTATTTATATGGCAAGGTGTTTTTGGAGGGCTATAATAGAGAAACAGTGGATCATCATTTGCGGCAAATGAATAATTTATCTCCAGTTGGCGGGTGGGTTACCAAAAATTATGCCGGCACAACCGTAAGAAAAGTTAGGGGACTTGAGGATACCCAGGAAAGACCTTTGGGGTTGTTGCATAAAAATGCATCGATGGTCGATGCCGCCAGAGATTATGTTGAAGAACTAAATCACATCACACAGGAAGATAAGAATGCTTTGATTTTTAGTGTGATATTGGGGTGCGATAGTGTATTTAATAATTCTAATGACCAAAAAAGTTCACTGAAGGAGTGGAGTTCAAAATCTAAAAAGGATGTTGTTTTTTGTGCTCCTACTTTGGTAGAAGGCGCGCCCGGGATACAACATAAAGGCGATGTTTTTTCTTTAAAAGGCATTGATGTTGATATGATTTATTTCGATCCGCCTTACACGGGAGGTGTCCTATACAAATCATGTTATCACCTTAATGACTCTCTAACTTTTTGGGACAAACCTGCATTAGATTATTCGTATGCGATCCCGAGGCCCGCTCGTGCGTGTTTTAAGGGGAAAAAGCCATCTCCTTTTTATAGTAAGAAAACTATTAGTGATGATTTTCACTTGCTATTAGAAACGCATAGAGCCCCCCGTGTTGTTCTGTCGTATTCTGATGCGCCCCGAAACATAATATCAATAGAAGAATTAGTTAAGGTGGGGAAAAACTATGGTAATGTAACGGTTAAAAACAAAGAACATAAGATTTGCACACAACCCAAAACACAAGAGAAGAGATCCACCAAATTAAAAGAATACTTTATCATTATTGATAACTAAGGAGAATTATATGAACAAGCAACCACGACAAACATCGTTTAAACTTAAACAATTGCTGTTAGTACCTATTTTATTGTCGACAGGCTGTCGAGATCCGGGACTTCAAAGAAGCGAATTCGAAGACCGCTGGTGGCAAACTGATAAATACGATTTATGTATTAATCTTCACCGGTTGGGAGCCGACACAGCCAGCGAACACCAGACGCTGATTTACGACGAAGGAAAAATTTCCAACATTGGCGAGTGGGTTTTTGCAGATCCTAACAGATATTATCTGGAAGATAATTTTCTTACAGTGGAAGAGCACGACACTTGTTGGGATGTTGCCCTGCACTATGGGATCGACCTTGCCGGCGTTATGGAAGATGTAGTTTGTGAATGTACAATGAAAGAGGATGCACAGAGTGAATAAAAATACACAAGAAACAATGTTTAGTTCAAAGTCAAACGAGTGGGCAACCCCACAACATTTCTTTGATAAGTTAGAGGAAAAGTTTGGTGACTTTACGCTTGACCCGTGCGCTAACAAGTCCAACTATAAGGTGAAGAATCACTTTACGGAAGGCGGATTGGAAAAGGACTGGTCAGGCAACAATGTATTTATGAACCCGCCTTATGGGCGCCAGATTAAGCATTGGATTAAAAAGGCATACGAAGAGGGACAAAAGGACGACACAACGATTATCGCATTGATCCCCGCACGAACCGACACACGCTATTGGCACGATTATGTTATGAACGCCGACGCTATTTATTTTGTGAAGGGCAGGTTGAAGTTCGGTAATGGAGAAAATAGTGCTCCGTTTCCGTCTGCGGTTGTTGTGTTTAAAAAGCACGGAGCCGGCTTCCCGATGATGGGAGTCATCAAATCGTGAATCGTAAGCAACGGCGGGCATTAAAAAAGTTATCGAAGCCGGAACAGGAAATGGCCGAAAAGGTTTCTCTGTTTGGAATGTTGCCCGATTCTTGTTCCGCGTGTCAAAAATCATTTGACAAGAAAGATAAAGATATGGTATTCTCGTGGAGTGTGGTTGTCCATAACGAAACAGAAACAGTTAGATTATTCTGTCCAGAATGCATAGAAAAGACAAAGGAGATTGTTGATGGAAGAGATAGATCCGAAAGCGCTTGATATTTTTGCGCCCATTGTTACAGAAAAAGAACGTCGCGAGCAGGGGCTTGAAAAAATTAATGCGCGCCTGTACGCTGCCAATAAGTTGGTAGACACAGACGGGGTTCAACACCCAAAGCCTCGCCCGGACGATCCGGATGAGTTGTTTGCGCAGGTGCTCCGTGATTTGAAAAGGGTGCTAACTCTTTTTGAGCAGTGGGTTGAGATAAAGAAGGAAAAAAGAGATGAAGGTCCATAGATTATCAAAACTTGCACTTCAAAAAATTCTTCAAGGAAAGGTAGACGGGGAGGTAACCTGCGTTATAAAATTTTATTCCAACGGTTGTCATTATTGCCATGAGTTGCACGAGCCCTATACAAAACTTGCCGACGAATACGAAGATTTATATTTTTTCGCTTTTAACGTTGGAGACTATCCAGAAGTCGAAGAAATTGTAGGGTTTGACGGGATTCCAACAATTTGCTTGGTTAAAACTGGTACCAACATTCCATCCAGACGCTTAATAGAGGAACCCAACACCCCCCATAAAAAAATGTGGTATCACCCGAAGGACATTCGAAAGTTCATCGAGAAGGAAAAATGAGTTGTAACCGTTATAAAAATTGTTTATCGTATGATGATGTGCTTTTGAAGCCACAGTTTTCCGATATTGAATCAAGGGATGATATTAATATCTCTTCAGATCTAGGGAAGGGCATAGAATTAGCCCTCCCGCTTATCGCTTCCCCTATGGATACAATTTCCGAAGGGATGATGGCAGTTACGATGGCTCATCACGGCGGCACAGCAATTATCCACCGGTATAATTCAATCGAAGAACAGATACGCCAAGTAAAGATGGCATATGCTTATTCCAATAAAACTTCAAGCCAGGATTTAATGATCGGTGCTGCTGTGGGTGTATCGGGAGATTATATCGAGAGAGCAGTGATACTCAATAAAGAGTTTGTTAATTTTATTTGTGTCGACGTGGCTCACGGGCATCATTCTTTGGTGCGTCGGGCTCTCGTCTCTTTGCGTGCTGCATTGGGCGACGATGTACACATTATGGCAGGCAACGTCGCAACCCTCGAAGGCATTAACGATCTTGCTGATTGGGGCGCCGATAGTGTCCGCTGTAACATAGGTGGCGGCTCCATTTGCTCCACAAGAATACAGACGGGGCACGGCATGCCAGGATTACAGACGGTTATCGAGTGTGCCAAGACAGACAGAGACGTTAAAATTATTGCTGATGGCGGGATCCGCAACTCTGGCGATATTGTAAAAGCCCTGGCGGCTGGTGCCGACGCTGTGATGTGCGGCTCTCTCTTTGCGGGCACTCACGAAGCCCCTGGAAAGGTTTTCCACGACACAGACGGCTCCAGTTGGAAGACGTATCGAGGAATGGCAAGCAAGGAAGCACAGGTAGAGTGGCGAGGGCGCTACAACTCCTTTGAGGGCGTGGCAACCCGGGTTCCATACCGGGGACCAGTTAAGAACATTCTAAATGATTTAGAAAAGGGTATCCGTTCTGGGCTCTCTTACTCGGGAGCCAGGAGCATCGAGGAGTTCCAGAGTAAAGCCGTATTTGTCCAGCAGACAACATCGGGACTTAGCGAGAGCCACACCCATATTACCACGAGGAAATGGTAATGTCTACTGACGTAGATTATAAGAACCTCGATAAAAGGATTATGTTTAGCGACAACGGACACCGACACGCTAAACTCGTGATAAGATTAAAGACAGACGGCTTGACGCAAGCAAAGTTTTTTCGCCACATTGTAACTGGCTATATCGAGGGTGATGAAAGGATCATCAGTTACGTTAATGATTTTAAACCTCAGTCGAAGAAAAGAAAGAAGAAATCCCAAAAGTTGCGAATATCCGGCGACCAAAAATTGCGAGATTTTGCTTTATCCGATGGAGAGGTTGAAAACATATTTGATATATTAGAACAGGAGTTCCCAGAGTTATGAAGGAAGACGGTTTATTGCCTTGTGCGCGTATGTGTATAGAGGAGAAAATGTGTTGTGAAGAAAGCGACTGCCGAAATTGGATTGATTATGTAGGAGAGCAAAATTGTTGTTTAATATCTACTTATGAAAACGGACCAATGACGTTGCGAGAGGTTGCCGATAGGCTGGGAATATCCTTCGCGAGAGTAAAACAAATAGAAACTCAGGCGTTAAAAAAGTTGAGAAAGCGCTGTAACATTGACGATTTGCTTTTTTAGGGTGTTTATCGTTTGTGATTACTATTTATGAATGAGTTTGACTTTTAAGGAGATTTATAATGGCTCACAAGAAACTACTAACAGAAGCAGAAATTAGACGCTTTATGAAGCTGGCCACCATTGGTGGAGTGGGCGATACTAGAATTCAGGAATACGGGTTCGATCCCGCGATGAGAGAAGAAGAGGAAGAAGACCCAATGGCGATGGGTGACGAAATGGGCGATATGCCCGAGGAAGAGCCCGTAGGCGGCGAGGAAGAGATGGAAATGGATATGGACGTGGAGGAACCCGTAGGCGACGAGGAAGACCTCGGCGGTATGGAAACCGGCGAAAGAGAGGAACTCTTGGCGCGCGTTGTTGACGTTTTGGCAAGAGAACTTGGCGTCGAAGCCGACGTTGAAGGTGTCGAGGGCGAAGGGGAAGAACTTGGAGGTGAGGAAGAACTTGGAGAGCCCGAGATAGATATGGAATTGGATGCCGAAGAAGGGGGTGAAGAAGTCCCGGCAGACCTTGGTGGAGAAGAAGAAGAAGTAGAAATGATGGGTGAAGAAGCCATCGTAAATGAAGTCGCAAAGCGCGTAGCCGCACGACTTGTAAAAGAAAGCCGCCGAGAGAAAATGGCGGAACAGTTAACCGAACGCATCTTCGCGAGATTAACTAA